GGCTACCTGTATGATCTTCAATACTATTTCCTCTTCATCTGGGTGTATGTCAATTACAATTGAATCGTGGACTGTGTTCACAACACAACTGTGTAACTTGTTAGCCGTAAGTAACTTATCTATATAGATCAAAGATATAGGTACTATGTCGGCAGTAGCGAACGATTGTACTGGATAATTTTTAATCTGTGTGAAATATGTCACACCTCCAAATCGTCTACGTTGTACATCGGGGAATGCAAACTCACGCCCTGATGGTGTCGTTATCTTGCCAGTGTTTAGTGCTTCCTTGGCAAGTGCAGTATGCCACTTAGCAATACCTGCATACTTAGTAGTGAACTGCTTGTAGTATGCAGCTTCAGCTTGTGATCTACCAAAGCCACTAGCTCCATACAAGGGAGCAAACGTGTGTGCCTTGGCTTCTTGTCGTGACATAGGCTGACCTGCATCTGTAATAACTTTAGCTGTATAACTATGCACATCAAAGCCTGTAGTAACCTCGTCAATGGCAGTCATATCTTGTGATAAGTATGCAGCAACTCTGAACTCAAGCTGTGCAAAGTCAGCTTCCATTATCTGCCCACCTTTCCAACGTGACACAAACACCTTCTTAACAGGGAATGTACCGCCACGTGGCATGTTCTGCATGTTAGGGTCAGCACCTGATAGTCTGCCTGTACCTGTACGATGCTGTAATAAACGTACATGTAGTAGGCCATCAGGCTTGACGAAGTTAGCAATACCTTCAACAAAACTACTGAGGTAAGTCTCAACTGCAGACAACCTACGTACATTACGTAAAAATGTCTCAGCTTCTTTCATGCCTCTTGATCTTGCAATACCTTCAAGGAATAATAGATTGTCCTTGCCTGTACCAAAACCATTGGCACTGATCCACTTAGCAGTAGGTGGTGTGAACTTTAACCCAGCCACCCTACTATGATTATCAGCAAAACTATATCCTGTAGCGTCACAACTAACGCATCTATTTGGTTTAGCATATGGTGTACCATCCTTCTTTTGTTTCCATGTTTTGCCAGTGCCATTACATATACGGCATTGACTAGCTTTCTGTTTGAATAGCTTACTACTGTACGCATTTACATTACGTTTGTATTCTGCATCAGGCATACGATCATCAAACAATTCTTTCCAGAACTTCTTATCGTGTGGCTTACGACTATATATAACCCATGACAATTGCTCTGGACTGTTGAGGTTAATAGGTCTGTCACCCATTAGCTCTGCAGTCTGCTGCTCAAGTGAAACTGTTAGTTCGTTACGTTCTTGTTCGAACTCTTCTCTAACAGAGTTTAGTGCATTCATATCAACCTTTAACCCACGTTGGTATATACGTGCTAGGTGTACAGCTAACTGATTAGTCAGCTTGATGGTTGGTTCTAGTGTACTGCATCCCTCGTATGATATCCGCAAACGATCATACAATTGCTGTGTAGCATGAAGGTCGGCAGACAAGTACTCTGATAACTCAGCGTGATTCATGTCACGTACTGACTTACCTGCCTTGAGCCACTCCTTCAATGAGTCTTGCTTCTGTGTCTCTAGCATGTAACGTTCTGCACATGCCTCAAGGGATAGTGGTTGCTTCTGACCACGTTGTAATACGTACTCGCCAAGCATAGTATCGAATACGTCACCATCATATGTAAAGCCCGACTCCCACAACCACAGTAGATCATGGGGTGCATTGTGTGCTACAAGCAGACGGGTCTTGTCCAATTTATCTTGAACAATATCCCGCCCATTTGCAGTAGGTGATTGCTCTGAATGATCGAATGTTACAATTGTTTCGTTATCGTTATCATCTAGCATACCCACCATTACTAGTGTGTTCTCAGGCTCGAATGGGTCAAGGTGAAGCTTACCATTTCTTTTTACTACTGTGTTCTCTACATCTAAGGTAAGTATCATACCAACTCCAATCTATCTATCATTCTCCTTTAATGCTTCCCATGAAACAGGAAACAAGTCAAGAAGTTTTTTACTAATCTTATTAGCAACTACTCTTGTTTCATATTGTGTGTCATTCTTGCAACGTAAATTACACATATCAGCAAAGGCATCTAAGCTACCACTCCAATACCACTCAGTCATGGTGGACTGTGGCAGTACCATACGTGCTTGCTCAGGGGCTACTCCAGAAAGTATAAGTTTTTTATAAATGGATATAACATCTTCATCACATTCATGTACTTCATCTAGTATACTTAGATCAGGTACTATACTATCCTTATACACCCCATATTTGTCAGGTTCTTTTTTAAAGACATCCTCTATGTGTTCGAATGTACCATATGAATACATCTTATCTAATTCTAATACACCCTCACTACCCTGCTTCTTATTAACGCTACGCCCACGCCAAATGTCTGGTTTATAAAACTCAGGGTCAATGTCTACATACCTTCTACTAATCTCATTCCAACGTAGAAACTTATGTTTAACTAACTGACGTGCCACAAAGATTGGTGCTTTAATATGAAAGGATGCAAAGCAATGCCCAAAGGGTGACATGTGTCTATGTTCTGCAAGATAGCGTATCAGTTTACTATCTCCATCAAGAAACTTTGTGTGTTTCTTACCAAAGCTAACACGAGCTGCATTAACTACAGACAAGTCACTACCCATGTGATCTATATATGTTGCCTCAATCAACTGCAATCTCCTTTAGTATATCAACAGCTTCTGACTCAGTTATATTAAACCACTCACCATTATCTTGTTTACTCCAAGGTATATTCGCCTTACGTGCTGCAAGTATGTGTGCTGAACGCTCAGACTCACTGCGGTCTTTACAGTATACAGAGTGTACCAACCTGTAGTTACGCATAGGTGAACTTGTTTGGTAGCTACTCAGCCTATCTTCTGCATCAATAGCCATACCTATCTTAATCCAATCAGGCCATGCAGAGTTACTAATTGCATACACATAACCTTCTTTGATTTGTTTATAGTTGTTAAGAGAACCAAAGGCTAGATCACCAAATGATTTGTAGTTACCTGCCTTGTGTAATGGGTGTGACTTAGGTATATACTTACCATTGACCCACATTCTTTGTGGGTTATTACGTGGGTTGTTTTTAGGATTTGTTAAGGCATTACTTCTACGCTTACACTCTTTGCATTTCTTACCTTCAACCTTCTCATGGTTACATACATTACATACAATCATTTATGTTTCTCCCCTAATGCCTCATTCATTCTCTTGATGTACCACTCAGCTTTCTTCATGTCCTCTACACCATTACCTTTGTAACGATACCGATGCTGATACTTGATCATGTTACCATGACAGTAGGCAATGAACCCATCTGTGCCTAACACCTGACGTATATAATCAATACATTCTATACCATCTTGATTATAATGTGCAGGTCGCTCAACAGGATCAAACACATGATGCTCTTTTATTATCTCAAACTCTTTCCACTTAGCCATTATTATTAATCTCCTGTTGTTCATCAAAGTCATTTGCCAATTCTACGAAGGCATCTGCCAGTGAGTTATGTTTATTTACTAGATCATATACATCACGTAATACATTCTCAAGTAATGCTCTTTGTCTATTCTGTTCCCAGAGATTGAACGCAAGTATTGCAACCAACCCCAGTAACGATACATCTAACCACGTTATCAACATACGTACCTAGCAATCTTGTACTCAAGGTCGGTGTGTACAATGCCATGCCATCCAGATAGTTTGTTCTTAACTACATTGATGTGTCGTTGAATGTCTTCTTCTTCTTGTCCTTCTACAGTTGGGTTCTTACTAATCATAATCATCAAGTCTGCTTCTGCTGCCTTACCTGTACGTGATCCTTCCATCATAGCTTGGTTTAGTACAACCTTACCTTCTGCATCGGCTGATAACTGTGACATGTAGAATATTGCACACTCTTGTTGTTTAGCTATCTGCCTAGCTTGTATTGCATTAGCCTTGAGTGCTTCATCAGGACGTGAGAAACCTGCAGTGCGTGCAAACTTATCACCCATATCAAGTATAACTACGTCAGGTTTGTATGACTTACATACTGACTCAACCCAATTCATATCACGTCCTGTTGCATCTTTGAACATAATGTTCTGACGTATCTTAGCGAAGGTAGCCATAGCATGTGCTTTATTCTTAACAATCTCATGCTTGTCCATACCAGTTGCAGCAGTAATGTATCTGTGTGCTACACGATGGTAGCCTTCTTCATTACATAGCACAACAACCCTAGCACCTTGCCACGCAAACCCATTAGGACCTGCAACAAGTGACGCATGGAAAGAAGTCTTACCAGTATTAGGTCTAGCACCTACTTCAATCAAGTGACCTGCATTAATACCTTCTACCTTACGTGTAAGTACAGGTATGTTGAAAGTCCATTGTGACTCAAGGTCAGTCATAGCAATAATAGTATCAAGATCAATGTCTTCCCACTCAACCTTTAGATTAGGTGTGAAGTCGTCACCATACTGTTCAAGCATTTGACGTAAAGGTTCTAAGCTAGACTTACTACCATTGACATAATCAAAGCCAAGGTTAGCAATGTCCTCACCAATTACTTGTTGGAATAGTTTTGATAACACCTCTTGTGCTACATCACTACCCATTGGTTGTTCTTTGTTTACCTGACGAAACAATGCACTGTATGCTTGACGCTGTGCAGTTGTAAGCGTTGGGTTGTTAGACATAAACAATGCCTCAATCTCAGCAGGTGTAATACTACGCTCGTATGTATTCATGGCTGCATCAATTGCTTGCTTGATCTTGCGAACATCTTTACTAAACAATCTGTCTGGGCAACGTGCGCCCTTGTGATCATCATAGAAATCTTTGTCCATCAAGCTACGTATGAGGGATAGTTCCATATGTTTTATTCTCCTAGTGTTGAAAGGTTAGCCATGTCGGATGGCAGTCTATATTTAAGGTCGTCTTCTAGTCGTAGTACTTTGACATCATCAATGTAACCACGTAAAT